CCTAATGTAGGCGGTACATTCCCTATACTTAGCGAAATAAATGGCGAATACATTGTATCAGAAGAATTTAATCGTATCCATGATCAGATGTTACAGATGGAAAACCTAAAGTTAGTTGTGTTTGACCCACTTGCGTCTTTTGTTCACGCTGATGTTAATTCTGACCCTGCGGCAGGGGCTGCCTTTACTGGTCTTATGGCTAGGGTCGCAACAGAAACAGGCGCAAGTATTATAGTATGTCATCATATGACTAAATCGGGCGATAAGCCTGTCTCATCACCAGAACAAGCCCGTAATCTTATTCGGGGTACTTCCGCATTAGTTGATGGTGTGCGCTCGGCATTTGCCCTATGGCAAGTCGAGGAAAGCGAGGCCAAGAAAAGATGTTCGGCTCTCGGCATAGGTTATGTCAGAAACATATGCTTTGATGGTGCTATAGTGAAGTCCAACGGACCAGCAGAAAGAAGAATACGAAAATTTGTTCGGGATATGGATAGCGGTCTGCTGGTAGATAATACACAAGCACTAGAGGCAGTCGAAACGTCTAATGAGCGTGATGTTAAGCTAAACGCTTTGTATAACTGGATTGAGCTATGTGAGCGTAATGGTAGGGCTTTATGCCAAAAGACAGGGGCTGATTCAATCGTAGAGAGATTGGAGGATGCCAATGCACCAACGGTGTTACAGAACATTTCTCAGGCAACAATAGATAGATATGTTCGGGAATTAATACAGACAAGGCGTATTGCTAAGTATTCATTCACGGCAACAGGAGGTAGTAAATGGCTTGGAACAACACAAGGCGTAATGTCTAATGGTGAATACCAAGCGGTTACTGCAAGAGATAATGCGTAATATTATCGCTAAATACGCTCACCAGAGCGACAATATACCAGATGGCTATACAAGAAGACTCTTGTATGGTCATCATGGCGCTAAAGGATATGTAGTCGATTATAAGGAGGTAGAAATGGACGAAAAAGACTATGAGGGCAAGCCCAGATATTATTTTCTAGATAAAGCAGAGGAATATATCGGGGGGCCTAGAAATAAACAATATGGTGATGCTAGAGAAAACTTCTATAGAATATCTCAGATCCTAAACGCTATATTAGAAGACAAACTAAAGTCTAAGCTAACAGAAGAAGATGTGGCTCAGATATCTATCGGGATTAAACTAGCTAGGTTAAGACACACACCAGAACATGAAGACTCATGGATTGATATCGCTGGTTATGCGGCTCTAGGAGGAGAGGTGTCTTGCGAAGAATAAAGCACGGGACAGAAGATTTAAGAGAATTTAAAGCCGAACAATTTAATATGTTTGAAAGACCCCAGGAAAACCAGCTGCACAAGGAGAAGAAATGTTCGGATTGTACCAGCAGCGAGGCTTGGTTCTCTATCGATTTTGGAAAAACATGGCAATGTAAGGAACATAGAAAATGGATGTAAATAAAAAAATGACAGTAGAAGAATTTAAAAAAGAATTAGAAGCAATGACAGATAAAGTGATTAATTTTCAACCGCCTAAAAAATATCAGCCAATGTCTCAGGCTAGAGTGGCAAGAGATTTAGGTCTTCTAGATAAAGGTATAAAAACTAAACGAATGCTATCAGGACAGTTAAAGCATATAAAATAATGCAAAGGATGCATAAAAATGTTTGAAGCAGCAATTACATGCCTTGCCCTTAATGTGTACTTTGAGGCTCGAAATCAGCCCATGATAGGGCAAATAGCAGTGGCACAAGTAGTTATGCACCGCGTTTACGATGAACGCTACCCTAATGACGTTTGTGAGGTCGTAGAGCAAGGACAAAGATACTCTTGGGATAAAAGCAAACTTGTTCGGGATAAATGCCAGTTCTCATGGTTCTGTGATGGAAAATCAGATAAACCTACCGACATGTACGCATGGGAAAAAGCTATGATGGTTGCCTCTGGAGTATATCGAGGTGCGCTATATGATATGGTAGATCGGGCTACTCATTATCATTCAGTGAACGTATTACCAAGCTGGTCAGAGAGCAAACAATATATAGTTCGGATCAATGATCATGTGTTCTATAGATGGGAAAAATAGGTATCAGTGTCAATGAGGGTGTGATACCAGTGTCAGTGATACCTCAATAAAATCAATGGGTTAAGTTAAAAGAAATCACTTAAAGTAAAATGAATGACACCAACGCTAAGTCATTGAAAACAAACAAGGTATCATTGGTGTCACTGGTGTCATATATATATATATGTGGGGGTAGTGATACCCCACACATATATTAAGTAAAAAGAGGAGCAAAATAAAATGCCAAAAGCAGGGCAAAGTTTAACTAAGGAGCAGAGTCTAGCGCATATGAAAAGGCTGACTCCACAACATCAAAAGTTTCTCGATAACTATATGTATCGGGATATGACACAAACCGCATCAGCAAGAGAAGCGGGGTACGCTAATCCGTCAGTTGCCGCTGTTAGGCTTCTGCGGAATGCTGTTGTCCAAGAACGCCTAGAAGAAATGAGGCTGGAGGCTAAAGCTAAGTTCGGGGTAACAGTAGACAAGTCCGTTCGGGACTTGCTGAAGCTTCGGGATGAAGCTTGGCAGTTAGGTAAGTTCGGGGAAGCAATACGCGCTGAAGAGCTACGTTTGAAGGCCACAGTGTAACAGGTCTTACTAAGGAGCAAATGCTTGAAAAGCTTGACGAATTTAGGCGTTTGGCAGACAGCAGAATGAAAAATATCACGCCCGTTGAAGGAGAGGCACAAGAGATAGTGCCTGATACAGAAATACCCACTATATCTAGTGATTAACCTTGTTCTCCCAGAGAGACGCTCTGGATATGTTCGGGGGTAGCCCTAGAGCCACATCGGGGCATATATCGGGATATGTTCGGGTTATGGTTATCGGGGGTCGGGGTCGCCCTGGGCCGGGCCGCTGGTAAACCCGAAGAAATGTTCGGGTTCGGGGCGCCTTCCGCCTGGTCTGCTGGTGAATCATCGGGGTCTTCCCTGGGCTGCTGCTTCGGGATCTGAACAAATGTTCGGGATTATCCGCTGCCTACCAGGTAAACCACAATATCTTGTGCTGCTGCTACTTGGGTTCCCCCTGGCTGCCTACTGCTGTCGAAATCGGCCAGAACAATTGTTCGTCCCGGTCATGGGTCCAAGACGCTGCTACTCGAACAGCAGCCAAGAAACTTTTTTTTATTTTTTTGCTTTTTTTGTTTGACATACGAAATAGACTTCACTATATATTATATATGAAACACATTTCACACAGGAGAAAAGAAATGAATATTAACATTAACACAATGACGTATTCGATGGATAAGGCTAAAGATGCATTAAAAGATGGACTATCTGTTTTTGTAGCGCATCCAGATGAACCAGATGCTCCTATCAATTCACTAAAGGAGTTAGAGGGCGCAGAAGACCATCTCTTTGTAATCAAACACACAGGAGAAAAGAAATGATTAAGAACCAAAAAACCAAAAGACTAATAGCAGATCTACAATATGTGGATCTGTTTGACTCAAACAATGTTTACAGGCGTTACTTCAGGCTTTGGCTTGATGGCTCGTATCTAGGAGAAGAACACTACAGGCGCAACATCGAACAAGCAAAGCGCTTGTGGAACAAACCTCGTAGGTCTATCCGTGCCTTTGTGTTGAATGAATGGCGCAAGTATAATGAAACTGACTTGAGCGAATACTCACAGCATCAAATCGCCAGAGCCTTCAAGGAAGTTCTGGGCGATAGATTGGAAGAGTTCAACGATACACTTATTGGGGACTTCCGCGATCAGTTCCGTGAGTTCGTAGAAGAACAGGAAGTAGCATGAGTAAATTATATTTTGCTTATGGCTCAAACCTTAACTTGGGGCAAATGCAACATCGTTGCCCCAATGCCAGACCCGTTGGAAAAGTTTCCTTTTTCGGGCATGAATTGACCTTTCGGGGAGTGGCTGACATAACAAAGACAGGTCGTCCTGACAGTCGTATTGATGGCGGTCTTTGGGAAATTACAGAAGAATGTGAGAAGGCTCTTGATATATATGAGGGCTTTCCAAGACTTTATAGTAAAATATATATTGCGGGAGTTATGACTTATCAAATGAATCTCGGTGATATAATGCCACCGCCTAGAGGATACTTTAATACAATCCGTGAAGGCTACTACGATTTCGGAATCGATACAGCTTCGCTTTATGATTCGGCTGGCTGGGCGCACTATAACCAAATAGAGGAGGACAATTATGGATATAGCTATTTATAAGATGAAGTTTGAAGAGTTCAAGGATCTTCTAGCTCAAGCAAACCTAGAGGCTATCGGTGATAGCGCTGGTCCTGTAATGAAATGTTCGGGTACCAGAGACGCTGCTTGGGTTGGAAGATGGAAGGCTGAATCAAGTAATCGGTTTCGAGTAAGTTACTTCGGAGCAATGACGGATCCAGCCAGGATAATGTAAAATGTTCGGGTTTCCTGTGGAAAAGGTGCAGCTTCGGCTGCACTTTTTTTTGTCCTGGGCGTTGGCCCCCAGGCAGCACAACCCGAACAATTGTTCGTCCTGGTCAGCCGCAGGCAGCCAGGGGACGCAGCAAATTTTTTTAAGAAAGTGTGTTTTTTTGTTTGACTTTATGAAATAAGTTTCGTATATTATATAGGTAAGTCGTTGGTCTTGCAGAAAGATACAAAGCGGCTTGCACGGGAGGCGGTGTCGGAACTACCTAGAGTGGATGAAACCACCGCCTCTCACACACACAACACAGGAGAGTAAAATGAATGAGGTCAATATAGCGTATTTTAAATCAGCAACTGATAATTTACTGTCATCGGCTGGCTCTATAAAAAGCACGGCTGAACTACTGAGAACATATAATCAGCCAAATAATGCATTGGACAAGGAAGAAGCGAATAAGGTTTTTATCGAGAGAATACAATATAGCGCAGAATTTATAATGGAAGTGTCTGCAAAAATGAATGCTATTTTAAATGAAGGAGTGAAGTAATGGATAGAATTGAAGAAGAGCAATCAAATAATTTTTTTAATCTTAAAGATTTGATTAACACCCTAAAAGCTAACGATTCTTTATATTTGAATAGGCAGCACGATGGTACGGCTAATGAAGATACTATATCTGACTTACTGCATGATTTAGGTCAGGCTATGTATGAGTTGGGTGGATTGGATAAGGCTGATTGGCATAACTTGCGTGGACAGTTAATAGAGGAGTTAAATTGGGAACAGTGGGTGGAAAAAATAGAGGAGTTAAATGATGAAAAAATACATAATTGATAACGAGTGGACGATTAGAAGATGGGAGTCTAATCTATTAGATATGAAACCAGATTACTATTTTTCTGTTTACCAAAATGGGTGGAAAGTTCCGCGTGAGGGAAAAAACTTCCGCACAAGGAAAGATGCAGAAAAGTTTATTAATCTTCATGTAAAGGAGGCATAATATAAATGAAATTCACAGGTAATATTTATAATTTTCAAAATGATGTTGTGATTACCACACCAACATCAGAAAAACTAAGAGAAATTCAGAATTATGCCTCGCGGTACATTCGCAAAAATAAATTAGATGTTGACTATCAGTTCGGTGATGGCGAGTTCAACAAAGTGGCGTTGGAAATTTTTAAAGGCACAAAAAAATACGCTACATATCGTTGGATACCGCTTCACCCGCGTTACGAACCGCATTTAGTTATGCGCGGTTCGTACTGGAGAAAGAAATGAAAGAGATGGAACAAGATTTAAGAGAACAGTTGGCTGTAGTATGGAGGGCGTTGCACAGCTACAGGCATGACCTCATACCTGAAGGCATCGACAAAGGATACGATGAGGAATGGGATGAGATATGTGGATCGATGGCATCAATAACTGAGGAGCTTGGGCTCAACCCCGCAGCAGATGACTGATTCGGGGAATTGTTCGGGTAATGAACGGGCTGCTTGCGGGCAGCCCTTTTTTTATGTCGGGATTCGGGCATCGGGCTTTCCTGCTGCTGCTTAAAACCCGAACAATTGTTCTTAATCCTGCAGCCTGTAACCCCTGGATCACGCAGCGTGATTGTTGATTTTTTTTGCGATTTTTGGCTAAAAACCCGAACATTTTGTTTGATATGCAACGCGCTTCGTAGTAATGTAGAGGGGTCGATAGACACACACACAACGAAAGGAAAATTTAAAATGACTTACTTTAATGAAAATGACTATTTGGTTTTTGGTTTAGAAACTGAAATATCTGGCTTATCTGTTAATCGTTCAAGAGAAGCTTTAAGAAATGCCAATATTAATTGGGTGCATGTTACAGATGATGGAACATCTGGCGTTGATGCCGAAATTGTTTTCCCACCATTGCCAGATAGTAATTTAGCATGGCGTAAAGTAGAAGAAGTTTATCAATGCTTAGAAAATGCAGGCGCGAGAATTAACGTATCATGTGGACACCATATCCATATAAGCACTAAAAAAATTGATTATGATCGCCATAATAAAAACCAGTTTTTAGCTAAAAGCATTCGTTTATCTGAAACTAGCAATTACCCAAATATTCAAATAGCTAACGAATGTTTTAGCCGTGATGAAATGTCCCCTGAATTAATAATTGATGTAACCAGACGCCTTGTTAAGCATGATAGCGTTTATAATTCTATGGTTTCAGAGAGTAGAAGAAATAACCATTTTTGTGAGAATTCTAGGGCAACATTAGAAAACATTAATTTGTGTAACACTATTCAAGATTTGGAAAATGCGTTTTGCAATGGCACTTATAGGTCACATAAATTTATGGCTATTAACTTTACTAGATGGTCGCGCGGTACTGTAGAATTCAGAAAACATCAAGGCACGTTAGACATGTATAAGATTAGGGCATGGGTACGTTTTCATCTTAATCTATTTTATACAAGCGATAGCACCAGATTAGATTATAGCAATACAACCCCATCATCTACCGATACACCAGTACAGCCATTCAGAAACCATTCAAGGGTAGGTTTAATCTGGTCAATGTGTCGTTCTGATAATGGCGCTAGCGTTCAAGAGTTAATGAGCGCAACTGGTACTAGCGCAATAAATGTGAGAGCGCGTATATCTGAAATGAGAGCGCGATTTGGTGATGATGTAGTTGTTACGCATTCTCAACAAGCTAACGGTGCAAGCTATGGTGACGGTGATACCCATACCAGATACCAAATAAGAGAGACAATACAAACAAGCGCATCATCTATCAGACTATTGCCAGAAAACAGAATAGGACTAGATAGCTTGTTTTCTGGATTAGATGATCATCTGTTTGAATATCTGCAAGAAAGAATTGATGCGCTTTCATAGCGCATCTTACATTCATGAGATAGGCGGGTTATTCCCGCCTATTTTTTTGTCTAAGGTACCCTATGCCACATTATGAAAAAACAATACGGATCGGGGCGGGGTAGTATACCACCCCTAAACATAGGGGCTTGACGGGAGGCGCGGTTGCGCCCTGTTCCCCACAAACAATACAACAACTATTGACAGACTACGCAACATGCTTCATATTACATTTAGTCTAATCAACATGGAGGGTATTATGACGACATACAAGCTAAAGATGGGCGAGGACTATATGTTTTCGGCTCGTGATGAGAGGGAGTTTAGGGATAGGTTGCGTGAATACAATCCATTTCTAACCAGAGGCGATGAATTGAGGGATTTTTCGCGTACTATGTGCAACTGGAGTGGCAAGGGCATTGTTTTCAGTGATTTTGAGGGTTTTATAACGACTGCTGAGAGTGCTGGTTGCATGGAGGTGTGTAGTGGGCAAGGTAATTAACTACAAAGAGGCGTTAAAATCGAAGTGGGGGCCAGAGGAAATCAAGGCTGCTCGTGCTAGGGCGAACTTAACTTTGAAGGAATTATCTGATCAGTTAGGTATATCTCTTAGAATGTTGCAATATTACGAGGCTGGGAAGACACCTGTATCGAAAGCATTAGAAGATTCGATAAGGAGCATTGTGAATTGGGAGCAGGACAATCAGGGTTATCCAGATATAGATTTAGATGCTATAGGTACCCTGACGGGTTTTGATATTGAGCGTATAAACAGGTTGATACAGGGTATAACCCGTTATTTGGAGGAGCATGAGTTTGAGCATGACAGGGGTTATTACAAGATTTTGTATCAATCCAAGCAAGAATTGTCTCTTCTGTTGTCAAAATTTGATTTATAGCATATTATTGATTTCATCTAATTAGATGAGGCAAAATATGGCACAGAATTACATGATGGGGGCTGGAATGGTTCCTCCTACAGCCCCCACACCACCATCTCAGTTAAGTTTTAAGAGCGATCCTAATCAGAGGATGCAGTTTAAGAGTTTTATGCAGGGTTTATCGGCTCCGCAGGCTCCTATGGCACCACAGATGATGCCTATGCCTCAGATTCCTGTTCCGATGCAGAATATTGATGTATTTTCACAGCCTGTTCAGAATATGGCTAACGGTGGTCGTGCTTCACGCCCACAAGACAGAGCTAAAAGAGCCGAAGAGGGCAGGGCTCTTGCTAAGAGAATTTTTTCCAGACCCGAAAAAGATGATGATGACAGAAGCAGAGGGTTTCCTTCTGCTCGTAGAACTGTAAAAATGTTACATCTGACAGGTTTCAAGACAGGGCAAATCAAATTTTTAGTCAAACTGGTGGCACGGATCCAAACGTACCTGATCTTGCTTATGATCCTATGAGAGAGGCTTTAGGTTCACTGTCTCCAAGACAGTCAGGTCTAGGTAGCACTTTGAGTGAGCAGATATCTGCTTTAAGAGGTGATCCTTACGGAGATGCTATTGATTCTTTAAATCAAGCGTCTGATATATTTGGTGATGATGATATTAGTGGTGGAAAGAGTTTCTTTCCTGTTACGAATGTTCCGCAAGATATAACGGCTTTAGATCCTAATGCTTTATCTAGGTTTGGGCAGTTTTTAGGCACTGACAGGTTTTATGATGGGCAGATAGGTCAATTGCAAGAATTTGCGTCTATTCCTGGTTCTCAATATGATTATGATACGGGTGGTGGCATAGCACAAGCGGGTCAAGGTACCCTAACGATGAGCCCTTCTGGAGTTGTAACATATGATGGCCCTCGTGACGCGAATTATACGGGGCCTTTTGAAAATTTAATTAATCCGCGCACAAGACCAGAACGAGAAGCTAATCCTTGTCCCCCTGGTTATACATTGGTTAATGGCGCCTGTATGCCGATTAGTCAGCCTATAGCGCAAGCTACGCCTGCAACGCCTGCTCCTAATGTAATATCTAACATACCTATTACTACAGCGGCTCCTAGTCCTGTTGTTCAGTCTACAGCG